CGTCCCTGTGTAGTTGCTCCACTCCTTATCGAACATGATGGGCGACAGGAATCCATCGGTTCCGAAGCCGAGCGAAGGGACATCTTCGATGCGCGTTGACTGACCGGCGGAGTTGGTTGTACCCCAGGCAATGGTGTTTGGGGCTCGGTCGCGGTCCATTGCAAAGCAGATGAAATCGGCGAGTCGCAGGGGCGTCAGGAGGTCGCTACCAAGCTTCCACTGAAGCAGATACTGCATCCGATACTTCGAGCGACCCTCAGACGCTTCGCGCGCGGCAAGTTCGTCTAGACTGAATCTATCTGGCCATGTCAAATCGCCCGACACCATGTCCTCAAACATGGGTCCAAGTGGGCATCCACAGCCCTCATCGCCAGGGTGACTGACGGGCCATGCTAGAATCTTATAGCCACCTGCTAGAAGGTGCTGATACAGAGTCTCCTCGTGATGTGGCGTGCCGAGGTAAACCACGTCGCCGCCGGGGATGAGTATGTTCTCAAACTCGGCGACCTGATCCCGCAGTCGATGTCGCATGTCGAGCGTGAGCGTGTTCTCGCTTGTCTCAACGTCATCGGCGACGATGCAAGTGGATCTGCTTCCTGTGATCTGACCTGTGATGCCATAGGCACAGAATGACGGGGTACGGTCTGCATCTGCGCCCATGACATCGAACATGAGGGCAGAATCGCGCTGACCCGCCTTGCGGTCGGGAACGAGATGCTGAAGGAATCGCGCTGCGCCAATCCACTTGCGAGCGAGGTGGAGCGACTCCTTTGCTGCTCGCTCAGACTTTGAGACGTAGGTAATCCGCTCATGCTTGGCGTTGGTAAACAGACGCCAGCAGCAGTACGCGATGGTCACCCATGTCTTTGCTGCACCACGCCACGCGAGGATGCCACGGCGTGATGGGCCGTGTTGCAAATAGCGCGCGATCTCGATGTGATGTCGAGGTATGCGCTTGAGTCCGATCTCGCGCCACAGTTCTTCAAGGAAGAACGGGAAGTCCTCCGCAAGACGCTGGAGGTACGCGCGAGTCTGCTCGTTCACTTCTTGAAGCCGCGCTTCATCGCCGAGTATGCCTTCGGCGTGATCGTGCTCTTTGACTTTGAGCGGCTTGTTCCAGCCTTCTTGCGAGCGTTGATGTTTGCGTAAAGTCCTCGTTTTGCCATTTCATTTCCTGCTCTTGCTGCCGCTGCATTTCCACTTTGCCCTCGAGAGCCGCAGCGGGCTATTGGGATCTCGAGCAGCTTTGGGGTGATCTCGCATCTGGCCCATAGATCGAGCGCAGTACGAGTCTCCTTTGCTTGTTCCTGGTCTGATGCGGTCGCCGCCGCCCTTTGCCTGGCCAGATTGACCGTACGAAACTTTGCGTGATCGACCAGTGTCTGGATTACGAACAATCTTGACGAACCGTTTGCCGCGAGATGGTGTTGCCATTAACAAGCACCCTTTCTTCGGTTTGTTGTTCGGCTTACTGCACGCAAGTTGCTGCGTGCGTTGCTGCCTCCGCGAGACAGGGGAACCCTGTGATCCACTTCGCGGCTGTCGCCAACCTTGAGTCCGAGCTTTCGTCGCGCGATGTTTCGTTCGCTGCGATTCTTCCGTTGCTCTGGCTTTGAGTGGTACTCGCGGTATTCCTTTGCGTAGTTGCGTTTCATGTGTTCTCCTGTTTCGTAATGAGTCGCGCGGTCCAGGTTGGTCGCTTGGTTCGGATGATGTTGCCCTTGTCGATCTCTACAACTGCAATTGCTGCGCCCCACTGACTGGTGTCTTTGCGCGCCATCCATTTTGGCTGAAGAGGGCCGACAGTTCCGACGTTCATGTACCAATATGGCAAAGGAACACTTCGAGTTCGTCTGCATTGGGTCAGCGGGACGGGGCGGTGGGTATGTCCACGGATGAACAATCGGTGGGCCGCACCGCCGGTCATGTTGAAGAACTGGAGAGCCTCGAGCTCGTCAGAACTCTGTCCGCAATCAAACCCATGTGTAAGTACAACGGGACCGAGTTGGAGGCATCCACTAGCGTCCTTCCTGTACGGTGTCCAATGCCATTTCTGTGCTTCAGACGCGAATGGCTCGCTCCGCATGAAGGTGGTCACATCTCGCAGATCGCGTGGTATGCGGCGGGGATCGCAAGCCAGCAGGTTGTCATCATGGTTGCCCATGATGATGTGCAGGTGACACGCTCGAGGCAGAACCTCACGGATTGATTTCAGGAATGCCGAAGCGTGTCGGTATTCATCAAGCAACGAGTGTTCGTGTTCATCTGGGTGGACGCTTGCCGCAGATGCCTCAAATAGATCGCCACAATGGACGAAATGACTTGGCCTGATATCGTCTAGTTGTTTGAGCAGCCATTTGTGGGTTTCGGGTGGCGTAAAGGGCGAATGGCTACAACTGATCGCCGCAATGCGGCGTAAGCTCATGCAACATCCTCTTCGGCAGAAAGATTCGGTGGACGGAAGCGTAATCCACGCTTGCTCATTTCCGATACCAGGTCGTTGAGCGGACTGTCGGCAGTCTCTACCGAGTTGATCCCGTTGTCCTTTAGCAGTCCGCGAACCGCGTTGAAGTCGGCGGCAGTCGCCATGATGCGAGTGGGCTGTCCGTCTGGTCCGATTGTTTCCCGTCCGTCCCGCAGCACCTCGAGCATCCGCTGTGCAAGCAGACGCTGAAGATCGCTGTAGATTTTGTCGCTCATTGTGGCCTGAGTCCTGTCCGTGGCTTTGGACGCTCGGTGTCACTTGGATTCAGCAAAGGCGGTCGGTTCCCAAGTATTTCAATAGGCCCAACAGTCTTGTGAATCAGCCGTGATCCAACATAGTTCTGGAATGGCAGTATTTGCTTTAACCGATACCACTTGCTTGAATCGTTCTTTGCAAATGAGTACGGAATGTCAATCATTCTGGTTAAGAGTTGGGGGCCAGCACCGACCATAGCGCCAATTCGCTCGAAGGCGCTGACATTTCGTACCCCCGCTTCTCTTGGTATTGATCCAAATGTTCCAGACGGAATGGTGACACCGAGAGCTCGGCTTGGGCCAATGTTGAAGTTGTCGAGGTATCCAAGCGTCCTCATCACGTTTCCAAGTACTGCACCTTGCTGAATCGCGCCATACAGCTCGGAAACAGGGTCATTGACAAGCGCGCGGACGCTATCGTCGTAGTTGCGCCGATCCGACAATGCCAGTGATGTAGTCCGCAGCATCCATCCATTGAAAACCTGTGCTGCAATAAGAGGTGCAAGTTCCTTCATCTGCATTTGGGCCATCGGTCGCAGCTTCTGGTTGTTGTAGGCCGTAATGAATGCAGAGAACTGATTGACCAATCGCATCAATGGGAATTTGTCCTCTATGAGTGGTCTGTCAGCCACGCTTGGAGTGACATTGCGAAATCGCCTTGCGCTTTCTCGGACCTTGACAACAAGTGTTCGTTGAAGTGCAGCGGTTTCGCTGTCCCATGTATCAAGCATTGGGTGGACGATTCGGCTTGATCGCAAAAACGAATCAAACGGCATTGCGCTTGCGCTTGAACCGTCATACAGCAGACCGTGCTTATGAATTTGCTCCATAACGGTCTTTGCGTTGCTTGCATCAATGCCAAGTCGGTTTGCGCGCGCCATCTCGGTTGGCTTAAGGGTCTTGCCTAGCGCAAGTTTTCGCGCAGCATCAATCGTTTCCTGCATGTCAATAAGCGTTGCCCATCGTCGCGTCCAATCGTTGACCATGTTTAAGCCAATGACATCGCTGAAAAATCTTGCGCCGCCTTCTGTAGCCCTATCAACTTGCCCCGTGACGTTCCGCGCAAATTCGCTTCCACCGAAGCCTCGTTGATTCAGGATGTAGTCGGTATCTTCGCGCGTCAGTCTGGTCATCTGCGATCCCATGTGCATGAGTTCGAGCATCCGCCGACTCTGCGACTTGTTTAGATTCCGAAACAGTGGCGCAGAGGTCACCGACTCAATCAGCAGCGGCAAGCCTTTGATGGGATTCAGAATTGTGAAAACCGACATTGAAACCGTGTCTCCGAGGTTTGAGACGCCCATCATGCCACCATTCACAACAAGCGAAGATCGAGACACTTGTCTTGAAAACCACATGCTGCCCTCGCTTGGGCGACCGCCAGAGTCGTACATGGTCTGGCCGATCAATCGCTTGACGATGGCTCGAGTGTCTGTGATTTCACGCTTGAATGTTGCTGCGGCTAGGCGATTGGACTTGGCAGAACCTATGCCTTGTCGATTGAGGTCGGTTTCAAGTGTGACGAGCGAGTTCTCTGCGTCTACAAGCCATGAGAGCAGGCTATTGACGCCCGTAACTGCTTCGCGTCGTGTGCCTGGTTGCTCTCCGAGGGTGCGGAGTGCGCCGTAAACTTCGGGGTACTCGCGCATCATGCGTGCGATAGCGATGTGGCCAGCGACCTGTGCGTTGTAGCGCCTTGTCAGCTGCACGGGGTCGAGCAACATGTATGGAAGCAGCGTTGGGTGGATGCGCTGGAACTTGCGGCTCATCAGCGAGGTCGGCTTGCCCGCACCGGCGACCGACTCGTACAGTTGCATCTGTGATGCTTCGTCGGTCATGTCGCGGAACCAGTTCTCTGCCGCACGCCGATAGATGACTTCTGCCTCCTGCGTGTAGATAGCCCGAAGTTCTGGACTGAGCGAACGAATGTCCGTCAGTCTTTCGTCGTACTCGGGATCCTTGAGCATGGATTTCAGGCGATCTGCGGTGAGCGTTTTCTGCTTTGGCTGTCCCTCTTGCGGCAGAGTGGCAATGTCATCTGTGACGCGCAGCGGATCGAGTTCGCCAGGACGAATCGGGTGAACAAAGTCTGTTTTGAACGCCTTGTTGACAATCGCCGTGATCTCGCGGCGCACGGATTCGCTGCTCTTTCTAGGGTCGAGCAGTGCAACAAGCGCCGATCCCTTCAACTGCCCCGTGTTGGCATCGTTGAGTTTCATGGTGGCGATGACTGCCGCTTTCGCGCCCTCGGGGTTCCTGAGCATTGCGTCAGAGTCGTAGACACGCGGCATGTACGGCGCAACCCGCTGCTCAGTCTGTGTTTGGGCGATAGTTTTCGTACTGCGTGTTGATGCTGGCGCAACCGTGCCGCTCTCACGAATGATTTCAGCCCGTTTCACCGCCTGCTCTGGGTCGAACGCTAAGATCTGAAGATGTGAGCGATCTTGGCTAACAAGCCCCGTGTCTACGCCCTTCACGATTATTCCATCGTGTCCAGCGGCTCGAATACTCTGTAGTTTCTCGTTTGTCAAATACAACACGAACCTTTGTGACGACTCGCTAAACACAAAGGGATTGTTAAGCGTGACATTGAATCCTTCGGGCGTGCCAAAAGTTTCTGCGATGTCTCGATCTCTTGCCCCATACCAACCGTCGCCTAGTGCTGTGTTGCGGCCCATGCGTTCGCGTGCATAATCCGTAAGTTGCGCCTCCCAAGATCCTGCGGGCGCGTGCCATGCAGTAACAGTAATCGGTCTTCCAGTCGTTGCTTTGTGCCACGCACGTCGATATTTCAGAGTTGCGATACCATTAGCTTGTACCCTCGTCTCAATCGCGTCTTCTAGTGCAGCTGTTGCCACTGGCGCAACCGTGCCGCTCTCACGAATGATGTCCTGCAAAAGTCCAGCGTCAACGAGTTCGTCGTACATCTCGCCGAAATACTGTCGCAAAGCACCCGCGTACTTCTGTGCCTCGGGCGAGTAGTTGCGGCTCGGACCCTCCATGCTGCCCTCGTTCATTGTGTCATACAGAAACTCAACCGCTTCGCGTCTGATCGCTTCACGCTGTTGTCTCGGAACTGTCTTTTCGATGGCGAGCATCTCGTTATGGAGCGTCACCAGTTTGCCCGCAAGGAAGTCTCGGTACGCCTCCGCACTCATCTTGTTGGCAGCTGCGCCTGCGGCTTCGCCTGCGGTGAACTCCACATGGCTCGCAGAGAGCGTGCGCGACATATCAGACATCACCGTTACGGCTCGTCTGAGTCTGGTTGATGGTGTGCTACCGGTCGGCAGACGATCACTGATATCAGCAATTGATCCAAACAGGCGACCCAAGTCACTAGACTCCAGTACCTGAAGTGCTCGATTTCGTTGGAACACCCGCGTCAGCAGTTTGAGTCGGTCGTATTGAACTTGGCCTGGGTGCTCAACAAACTGTGGCTTGAGTTTGCCAACGCCTTCGTCAATGACGCTTGCGATAGCCCGCTCGGTCTGCTGTCCCTGCTGTGCAACAATCTCGCCGCTTTCGTCTGCTTCAATGATGCCAGTCAGTTTCTCGCGCCTTGATTTGTATCGACGCTTGACCTGATCGACAAGTTTATTGAGCTCGTCATCGTCTGCATCTTTGATGACCGACACGAACAGATTGTCGTGGAACACGGCGTTGTCGCCGTTCTTGGGGTCGGACTCCTCGAGCAATCGTCGCAGCAGATTCTTCTGCCGTTCAATTTCGGACCGCATTGGCAAGAATGGCGCGTCTAGATTGGTTGCCTGTGCAAGTGATCCAGCGGCAGTTTCGCCTGCCGAAACCATGCGAACACTTGGTATCTCTGCCTCTGCGACTTGATCCATCATGTGCTTGAGGTGTTGTCTGCCACCCCAATTCGTAGCCCATCCCAACAGCTTGGCGTTTGTCTGTGAGTTCGTGCCTCGCCATGTCAGATTTGGGCTTTGCAGTGCAAGCACGCTGCGTGCAAGTCCTGCCTTTGCTGCAAATATGCCCGCTGGCACGACGATGCCGAGTCCACCGCCCATGCCAAGCGCAACGAACTCGTCTTGCCACCCATCTTGGTTGGTGATGTCGTAGGTGTTCGCGTCAATGATCTTCTTGCCTGCGAGTACGCCAGCAGCGTTTGCACCACCGCTCACGGCAAGCGCGCGCAGCACCTGTCCGCCAGCCATGCCAGCACGAATTGCTTGACCACCCACAAGTCCAGGCGCAACATAGATGGGGTCAACCATGCCGGCGAGAAACCCAGTGGCAAGCGATCCCATAAGGGTCTTTTGCGCGTAAGCGTCAATTGTCTGAACATCGTCTTGAGCAGCTGCCGCGTCACTCAGGATGCTGTAGAACTCAGACCGAGTATCAATTCCATCAAAGTATCCGCGATTGGCGATGTCGATGGCAAGCTCCGTTCGACCAGGAGCCATTCCTTCTGTAGATCTAAGCTCTCGCTCAAAATCAAATGCAGTGTTGTCGGCGTTTCGGAGGCGCTGGCTTTGCTTAATCAGTAATACTTCAAATGCCTTTGCAATCGGGTCGCGCAAGAGTCGCTGCGTAGGGTTCATGTTGAACGATGCCGCGAGCGCGTCAAAAAAGTTTGGCCCCTCGGAATCAGGTTCAGTGACTGGCGTACCAGTGCCAAACAGAGGTATGACCCCCTCCTCTGTTTGCGGATTCATTCCCGCTCTGCCACCGTAGAGCTGGATAGCCGGGTTGATGTAGATGCTCATCAGTATTGCGCCTTCACGCGCGCACTTGCGCCCGGCAAGTCTGGCGAGATGGCTTCTGTGATTGATTGTGGCGTTCGGTAGGCTTCCTTCGCGCGCTTACGGAACCGTTCAATGGAGTCTTGGATTTGCTCTGCGCGGGTCATGGGCTTCGGCTGCGGGATAACAATGCGCTCGAATCCTTTTGTGGTCAAGACGTTGTATTCACCGGGAACGTCGGTCGGTATGACTAACTCCACAGTGCTGTTCTCCATAATCCTGTCGAGTTCGGCCTGCGCCTCATCGCCCCATGCAGCAGATGCCTTTGACCACACGCTAATCGTTCGTTCGCCATCCTTCAAAACGGTGTGTGTGTTTGCCCATTCTGTTGCATGTGCCACGATGTCATCTTCGTAAGTACTTGGGACTGAAGCTCCCCCGTGTATGTTGCTGAGTGAGTGCAGGTAGCTGCGCGTGAGTTCAGTCGTTTGCGCTGCGACATAATCCTGTGGTAAGCCCTCTGACGATAAGCGTTCTGCAATGGTAGTGAATATGGCAGACTCAATCTCGCGGAACGCGGGTCGGGTGCTCTGCGGCGGCCTCACGGACTGACCGCCAACAGATTCGATGTTAGCCAAAGCAAACGCATTGGTGATGGCTTGCTCGTTGAGCGGAAGTGATCGTGCTTGAAACGACTCGAGTCTCGAGCGAACGAAGTTGCTGGCACTTATGAGTTGGTCAGGCGACATGGAGCCGT